AATATCAACCAGGACGAGGATTTATTCCCGGTTGGGCTCCTGGATGGCGAAGCCCAAACAGTCACAGCCAGGCAATTATTAGCAGATATAGATCGTGAGGACGCAATGGTAGATACGCTTTCGAGGTGTCCGATATGAGTTTTCGCGATTGTATTAATGACGCAGAGGGCAAAAACGAGCTTACTGCAGACCAGGCAAAAGATGCTCGGGAATTGTTTGACGGGCTCGAGGCAGAATATCAGGGCCGCATGAATACAGCGGCAGCACAGGCACAAGCCGGGGCAGATGCTTTCGACGCAATCCGCAAGCAAGCAATGCAGCGCAAGCGGCAAAAGGCAATGCAGCTCCGCACCTGGCAAGGCATTAAAAAGAACCTGGCAGACTATAGAGGCATCGACGGTAATCCTAACGAAGCCAGGGCAGCTCTAGCGTTATTCGAGCAAGACGGTCTAAGCAAATATTCAAGTATCACTCAGCGCGAGGAAGCTATAAAGGGCGAGGCGTTTGGTGAAATGTCGCGTGTCCTGGGCGAGTTTCGCCGCAATGTCGTGGGCGAGGTACGCCAGAAAGCCAAGCTTGATAACATGGTGCGCGAGGTTTTTGGTGAAAACACCGGGGATGCCAGCGCTAGGGAGCTTGCAAAAGCCTGGGAAACAACCGCGGAATTTTTGCGCAAGCGTTTCAATCGAGCTGGTGGGGCAATTGCAAAACGCACAGATTGGGGCATGCCGCAAAACCACGATCAAATAGCGATTACTAAAGCTGGATACACCGCTTGGCGTGATTTTATAGGAGACAGGCTAGACCGCGATAAAATGATAGACGAGCAGACCGGGTTGCGATTTTCGGATGAAAAATTAGAGTTAGTTTTAACGGACGTATATAAAAGCATTAGTACGGACGGCTTAAACAAGCTTATTCCAGGTGCGCAAGGCTACGGTAAAAGCCTGGGGAACCGCCGCCAGGATCATAGGTTTCTCAGCTTTGAGACGGCAACAGGCTGGCTTGAGTATCAAAAGAAATTTGGTGACGCGAACAGCTTTGACACGATGATAAGCCACGTTACCAATATGTCGCGTGACATTTCTATGATGGAAATACTCGGGCCAAACCCGGCTGCAACATTGCAGTTTCTAAAGCAAACCCTGGTCAAAAATGCCAAGACCGAAAAGGCAGTAAAACAGGCTAATTCTGCAGATAAGAAAATAGACGATTTGTATATGGCAGTCACAGGCAAAAACAATTCGCCTGTAAATGGCTTTTGGGCATCGACGTTTGCAGGAACAAGGCAGATCCTACAATCTGCGCAGCTCGGTGCCGCCTCGATCTCAGCAATAACGGATCTTAACTTTCAGCGAATGGCGCGATCTTTCGCAGGATTGCCGCAAACCTCAACGCTAAGCGGCTATCTTAAACAGCTTGCGCCCCTGGGACAGCAAGAAAAGGGCGAGCTTGCTATTAGATTGGGGCTAATTGCAGAGGGCTGGACAAGCCTAGCTGCAGGACAAATGCGCTATGTCGGTGATGTATCAGGGCCAGAAGTAACCAGGCGTATCAGTGACTTTGTAATGCGAGCGTCGTTGCTATCGCCCATGACAAGCGCCGGGCGGTGGGCGTTTGGTATGGAGTTTATGGGAACGCTTGCCGGGAATAGAGCAAAAACGTTCGATCAGCTTGAGCCTAATTTTCGCAATACGCTCGAGCGGTACGGGCTCGGAGAAAGCTCCTGGAATAATATTAGATCCACAGAGCTCTATAACTTTGAAGGCGCTACGTTTCTACGCCCTGCAGATATACGCGCCAGAACAGACCTAGCGCCAGGTCGAGCCGAGGAACTAACAACCCGGCTTTTGGAAATGATTAACACAGAAACAAACTTTGCCGTGCCGAGCTCGAGCATGCGCGGCAGGGTGGCGCTTACAGGCGATACGCGCCCAGGCACAATTGCCGGGGAACTAACCAGGTCGTTTGCCATGTATAAAAACTTTGGCGTTACTTTGGTCAATACGCACATTATGCGCGGCATGTCTCAAAAAGGAATGGCGGGTAAGGGTACTTACTTTGCGGATCTTTTAATATCTGCAACGCTTATGGGTGGCCTTGCATTGCAGCTCAAAGAGATGAGCAAGGGCAGGGATCCCCGGCCAATGGACACACAAGAATTCTGGGGCGCTGCATTTCTGCAGGGCGGTGGCCTTGGCATATACGGTGACTTTCTATTCTCAGACGTGAACAGATTTGGCGGCGGTCTAGCGCAAACAATTGCCGGGCCGAATGTGGCGCTACTGGATGATGTTCGCAGATTAACTGCGGGTAACATTATGGAAGCGGCCAGCGGCGAGGATACTAATGCCGGGGCCGAGCTGATCCGCTTTGCCCAGGACTACACGCCAGGTTCTTCTATTTGGTATGCCCGGCTTGGGCTCGAGCGCCTGGTCTGGGATCGGCTGCAGATAATGACAGATCCAAAAGCAAAGCAGAAAATGCGCAAGCGCGAGCGCAAATATAAAAAAGACTACGGACAGAAATACTGGTGGGCTCCTGGTGATGCCCGGCCAACACGAAGCCCAAATTTAGATAACGCCCTGGGGAATTAAACCATGACAGTTACATCAACCAATCAAAAAGTTAGTTTTTCTGGAAATGGGAGCACTACGGTATTCGCGTATAATTTTAAGATATTCGCGCAAACCGATTTGCTTGTAATCTTGCGAAGTTCCACAGGCACAGAAACAACGCAGAATCTTACGTCAAACTATACGGTAAGCGGTGTAGGCGCGACGAGCGGCGGCAATGTCACAATGGGAGTAGCGCCAGCCAGCGGGACAACGCTTGTGATCCAGCGGGTGCAGCCTCAATTGCAAGGCTTGGATCTTGTGCCGAATGATCCGTTTCCAGCGCAAAGCATGGAAGATGCACTAGATAAGCTTGTGTTCAATGTGCAGACGCTAAATGAGGAAATCGGCAGATCAATCAAGGCAAGTACAACGAACACAATTGGCAACACTGAGTTTACTATCTCAGCGACAGATCGAGCAAATAAACTGTTTAGTTTTGACAGCTCGGGAAATCTATCTATCGCCCAGGAACTAGGCACGTATCGCGGCAATTGGGCGGCAAGCACAAGTTATGCGGTGCGGGATCTGGTCAAGGACACCAGCACCAACAATATTTTTATTGCTGTCACTGCGCACACGTCCAGCGGATCTCAGCCACTAACTACCAACACAGACGCGGCTAAATGGGCGCTGATTGTGGATGCAGCCAGCGCGACAACTAGCGCCAGCACTGCTAGCACAAAGGCCAGCGAGGCGGCTGCGTCTGCCAGCACTGCCAGCACAAAGGCAAGCGAAGCGGCGACCAGCGCTACACTCGCATCTCAGTGGGCGATTAAAACTGATGGAACTGTCGATGGATCTGAATTTAGCGCTAAGTATTACGCAAATCTGGCAGCTTCTAACAACAATCTGATAAACGACACAACCCCGCAGCTCGGCGGCAATCTTGATGTCAACGGGAAAAAAATAACATCAGCCAGCAATGGTGATGTAATCATTGAGCCAAATGGCACCGGGAATGTGGTAATTGAAACGGATGCGGCGTACCTACGCAACACTGACGATGGCAGTCTCGGCCCTTGGTTAATTTTAGATCACGCCACAGGATCACCCGCTAGTGGGGATTACAGTGGGCAGCTATTTTTCCAAACGATTGATGCTGGCGCAAACACTATAGTGCCTCTGATGATCAGTGTCAGGACACCTGACGTTACTAACGGCGCTGCGACCAGCAAGGCGATTATCGGCGTAAAAGAAGATGGATCATCTAGCCCGACAGATTATCTGACGCTCGACGGCGATGCTGAAAAAATCTATATGTATAGAGAATTAAGTGTCAGCGGTGACATTACTGTCACTGGAACAGTTGACGGGCGTGACATTGCAACAAACATACCCGCATCGCTAGGTTCGGCTGGTCAGGTTCTAACGGTCAACTCTGGAGCCAGCGCTGCAGAATGGGGGGCGGCGGGTGGATTTACACTGCCAACGGCAACAGCAAATGTGCTTGGCGGTATTAAAATTGGGACAAATTTATCGATTGACGGCAGTGGTGTTGTAGCTGCAGCAACAAGTGTTGTGTCCGACACATCTCCCCAGCTTGGCGGCAATTTATCTGTCAACGGCAAAAAAATCACAAGTGAGTCCAACACGCCGATACAAATTGAACCCGCAAATAACACGCTAGAAATCGAAGCAAGCACGATCAAATTTACCAACACTGATAATGGCGTACTTGGCCCGTTTTTTTACATGTGGCACGACAGCGACAGCAACGACCCTGCTGATTATAATACTGGGATGATTATGCAGGCGACCCGTGATGGTCAATCTACCCCGTACAATACGTCCATTATTGCAGCGCGGACGCCAAGCACATCTAGCAGTTCAACGGCAAAACTTGAATTTTCTGTAGACCGCCACGGAACAATGTATGATTATCTGATTTTGAACAGCGATGACGAAAAAATTGAATTGTTAAAAAATACAGAGGTAACTGGAAATATCACGGTTAGCGGTACGGTCGACGGCGTTGATCTGCAAACTTTAAATAATGCAGTGACTGCAAACACAGCTAAAACGACCAACGCAACGCATACTGGCGAGGTGACTGGATCTGGCGCACTGACGATTGCTGATAACGTTGTTGATGAGGCCAATCTCAAGGTCAGCAACACTCCGACCAACGGATATGTACTTACTGCTCAATCAGGCAATACAGGTGGGCTTACTTGGTCAGCAGCGGCTTCTAGTGGTATAGCGTCAGTCGTTGAAGATACCTCTCCGCAACTAGGAGGTGCGCTTGATGTTAATGGGCAGGATATTGTCAGCACAAGCAACGGGGCCATTGAGTTAGATCCCAATGGTAGCGGCAAAGTAACTTTCAAAGGAAACGCAACCAAGGGCGCTGGTCAGTTTGTGCTTAACTGTGAGCAAAACAGTCACGGCATTACAATCAAAGGCCCACCTCACAGCGCAGCGGCAAGTTATACCTTAACACTCCCAAACACCGATGGCTCTGCCAATGAGGTGCTTAAAACTGATGGCAGTGGCAATCTGGATTGGGTCGCGCAATCGGTGGCAGATGATGCGGTCACTACAGCTAAAATCGCAGACAGCGCAGTTACCACAGCTAAAATTGCAGACAGCGCAGTTACCACAGCCAAGATCAATGCTGACGCTATTACGAATGCTAAACTTGCTGACAATAGTGTGGACAGTGAGCAGTATGTGGATGGCAGTATTGATACGGCCCACATTGCAGACGCAAATGTCACGCAAGCAAAAATTGCTGGCGAAGCAATCAATGAAAGCAAATTGCAAGTCAGCAACAGTCCTACCAATGGATATTTCTTGTCTGCTCAAAGCGGAAACACAGGCGGCTTAACTTGGGCAGCGGCTTCTGGCGGCGGCGGTGGGGCGATGGAACTGGTCACGCACACAGTTACCAGTAGCTCTGCAACGTCTGTTATTCTTGACAACCTCAACGACGATTATGTCACATATAGGTTAGTGATGGATTGGGTGTTAAGCAGTCAACAGAGTAGTTACGCTAACATCCGCTTCTATGACGGTTCAACTGTGCTTTCAAATTACACGACACATAGGTCTGCAACTAATAATCAAAACACGTCATCTGGCCAATCTGACATAAGTCTGGTGTATAACACATCATCGTATTATTTCAACAGTATTGTAAATATTTGGGGCATTGGCCTGACGAACAAACCAATTCAGGTTAGCGCGGTTACAAATTCTAGCGCGTCTGATGGCGGCTTGGTCGATGTTGGTGCATATCGCGCAGCAACAAATGTGACGCCAGACAAGATCGAAATTCGCGCAACGTGGTCAAATATCCCTGCGGGTGCGCGTTTCACACTTTATGGGCTAAAATCATCGTAGGAGATTGATAATGATTAAAATTGTAAACGGGGTCGAAATTGCTTTGAGCGACGATGAGAAAGCTGAGATTTTGCAAGCCGAAATTGACATTTTGCCTATGGCGAAACGATTAGAGCGTGACTCATTATTAGCAGCATCTGATGTACACGCACTAGCCGACAAGATTACAGACGAGTGGCGGGTGTATAGACAAGCCTTGCGTGATGTACCCGCACAAGCTGGGTTTCCTGCAAATGTGACTTGGCCCACGGAACCAAGCTGATGGACAAGCGTACAGTCTCATCAGCCCACCAGCGGATTGATGAAATGCAATTGCAAATCGTCGAGTTGCGCACGGAAGCCAAGATACAATTCAAAGACATATTCAATCGCGTGAAGCGGCTGGAAGCTGTGTTAATAGCTACATCAGGCGCAACCATTGTTATGCTGCTGACGATCCTGACCAGGATGGGATGACACACGTTTTTGTACTAATCCTATGGCAAGGTATCGGTGCAGATAGGCAAATAATAGCAGAGGTTGAGTTTAGCAATCTCCAGCATTGCCTAATTGCTGCGCAGCTTTTGGTTAAACGATACGGATATGAAACGCCACAGGATCGCGCACTGGCGTACTGCATTCCCAAGCGTGTGACGCCAGAAGCATAAGAGGTCGCGCATGGAACCTATCAGCGTAGCCGTGGCAGCATTTGCCGCGATCAAATCTGGCGTCAAGTTGGGCAAAGATGCTCAGTCAATGATGTCAGACATTGGCAAAATGTGGGGCGCAATCGATGAGGTGCGCGGCGAACATAAGAAGAAAAAGAAATCACCTTTCAGATCTGTCAATGAAGAGGCGTTGGAAACCTATGCAGCCCAGCAAAAGGCCGATGACTTAGAGGTCGAATTAAAGAAAGTGGTGATCGCTTCACGCGGGTTTTACGCATGGGATGCCCTCTTAAAAGTGAGAGGCCAGATCAAGCGTGAACGCATGGAAGCAGAGAAAGCAAGGCGCGCCAAGATGCAGCAAAGAATTGAACTTGCCGCAGCCGTAGCGCTGTTTATCCTGTTGCTTGCCTGCATGATCTTTGGCGTGTGGTTATTCCTGACATGATCCCGGCGCTTGTGTTGTCAGTTGCGTTGGCTGGGGTGGCAAACCCCACCCATGTGCAATGCCATTTATGGAAAAGATTTACTGACCGGGATGGTCAGAAGGTTTGCGTTTATCGCTTCACGGCAGGGTTCGGTGGGTTGGGTTATCACTTCCCAACCTTGTCGTTCTCCGAGTGTCCCAAGCGGATGTCCTGCGTTTATGAGCGCAAAGATAAGCGTCCAAGTTTGGGCGAGATTTTAGACGGGATTGGAAGGGGTTTCGAATGACACCAGAAAAATTAGACGCATGGCGCATCGTGCCGCGCTTATTAATCTTGAGTTACATGATTGTATTTTACCAAACCTGCAATTGGTTCATGGCGCTTGACCTGCCAAATAACGCTCAAGCTGGGTTTGTCTCAGTGATCGTTGGCGCAGGGGCGGCTTGGTTTGGGTTGTATCTCAACGGCGGTGCAAAGAAATGATCGGCGCATTGATAGGGCCGCTCACTAGCCTAGTCGGATCCTGGATGGATTCAAAGGCAGAGCAACAGCGGGGCAAGCAAACGGTTGCCAGGGTCAAGGCTGAGAGTGAGGCGGCGGTAATGGTAAGCGCTGCAACGAGCACAGCGGATTGGGAAAAGCTCATGGCAGAGGGCTCTAAGTCCTCACTCAAAGACGAGTTTTTTTCATTGATCCTAGCCGCACCCTGCGTCCTGGCATTTTGCGGGGAATGGGGAAGGACAATCGTAGCGGAGGGCTTCGTCGCGCTTGAGGCTATGCCAGATTATTACAGATATTTTCTTGGGTGCGCGATAGCTGCAAGCTTCTCGATCAGAGGCGCAACTAAGTTTATGGGCCGACCCAAATGACCACCGATAAGGTGATCCCCCTGCATCCCCAACAATCAGAGACAGATAAGCAGTGGCAGCTTTTGGAAGCCCAGCAACGCCAGATCAGAGAACAATTAGAAAAGATATTGGAGCAGAAATGAGAACGATAAACGAGATCATTATTCACTGCACAGCGACCAGGCCTGGCTGGATGGCAGATAGCCCGGCTAAGGATATTGTTGCGGAGGTCACGCGCTGGCATGTCGAGGACAGGGGATGGTCAGACTGCGGATATTCGCACATCATTTCACGCAAAGGCGAGGTCGGCGCGGCACGTCCAGAGCATAGGTCGGGCGCTCACTGTAAGGGCCGGAACGCCCATAGCCTTGGCATCAGTTTATGCGGGGGCAGGGGCGGTGAAGCAGACGATGCTTTCGAGGACAATTT